TTAAAAAATATTGGTTTTAATTATGAAGAACCGAGATATGTCCATACTGGAGAGGTTGTTATTATGAGATTTAGAGATGCACTACCCTATACAGATATGGATTATGGCAATCTATCCTTATATGAAATAGGGAAATATGAAACGATAGACGTAAATGAAGAAAGCGATTTTGAGATGGCAGAAATGATATTAAATAAAAGATTAAAGGAGGTTTACAATGAAAATAGAATTATCTAAAAGAGAAATTGAAATTATATTGGAGTTTATGGATGCAGGTATAACATTTATGATTACTCATCAAAATTCAGAAAGTTGTTTTACTGATTTAAAAAGAGAAAAAGAAAGGATTAATATAAATAATTTGATGAAACGATTAAAGGAGGTGAAATAATTGGGATTTAGAATGACCACAGAAGAAGAAAGAGAAAAGATAATAAAATATTTAACAGAACTTATGAAAGACCATATATATATTTTTGCTGAAAAAAAAGCAAGGGAACTTGTTAGGAGTTTATTTGATTTGGATATGAAGGAAGACGATAAACTTACTATTACATATACCTTTGATATGAATGCAGGATTACTACTAACATTATTAGGTAAAGTAAGAAAAAAAGATATCAAAAAGAAAAGTAAAGTTAAGGAGGATCATAAATGAAAGATATAAAAAATAAATACTTTCCACTAACAAAAAAGAAATCTATCACTATAACCTTTGAAGCTGATAAAGAGGAATATATTCAAAGTAAAATAAACTTATTGAAATCTGCAATAACAAAAGATAATACTTGTCCTGAAATAAAGTATACGATTAAGGAGAACTGAGGTAAAATAATGAAACCTAGTGAACTAATCATTTAGATATTGGTTATATTTATAATATTTTTATTTGCCTTAAATAAGATTTTTTATTTGCCTTAAATAAGATAGAGATTAATGGCATAGTGAAAATTATTAAAATCCAACAAGATACCATAAATCTGATGATAAAAACTCAAGATTATTTGTTGGATTTATTAGATATGATTAGAAATAAAAATATTTATTTTTTGCCAAAGGAAGATATTTATGAACTATCCTAAATTATTATTCTAAAATATATTGAAATATATTTGACAAATAATTAATTTTAAGTTATTATTAATAAAATTGATAAAATAAAAAATTAAATAATTGTAGAGCCCTAGAGAGCCTTTAAAAAATTTAACAAATTTTTACTGGCTCTTTTTTGTTTAAAAAGAAGGTGGTGGTTACCATTTCCATATTTACAGACATTCTCAATACTTACAAGGAAGTAAAAAATCGAAACAATAGAAATAGATTATATTATCTTTCTGATTGGAATTACCAGAGGGAATTAGCAAACCCAGAAAATTATACCTCCCTTCTTGCCGCCTACAAATCATGGGTCTATGTAGCCGCTTCCAAAAATGCCACAACGGTAGCAAGTTTTCCTTTGAAACTTTATGTAGCCAAACCTTCCAAAACTAAAACATTGGTAGCCACTCGAAGCATTACTCCTGAAACTAAAAAATATCTTTACTCCATTGGCCATTTAGACCGTTATTTGAGGAAGGCGGTAGAAGTTGAGGAAGTATTGGAACATCCTTTCTTAGACTTGATGAAGAATGTAAATCCTTTTATGAATGAATTTGAATTAAAGGAACTTACCGACTTACATCAGGAACTTACCGGAAATGCTTATTGGTATATCGTAGACAATAACGCAGGCGTACCCGCACAGGTGTGGATTCTCTACCCGGATAAAGTTAAGATTATTCCCGATAAGGAAAAGTTTATTAAGGGATTTTTATATTATAACCCACCTAACAATATAACTTTTGAACCTTCTGAAATAGTACACTTTAAATTCCCGTCATCTAATGATCCTTATCATGGAATGGGGTGTTTGAGTGCGATAACTCATGCTTACAACATTAATGATAATATGAACCGATATGAAAATGCACTCTTCTCAAACATGGCCAGACCTGATGGAATTCTTGAGACTGAACAGCCCTTAAACGATGCCGACTTTAAAAGAATCACTACTGCCTGGAATCAGAAATACGGTAAGGTAGATAAAAGTGGTAAGACTGCACTACTCGACAAAGGTATTAAATACCAATCTATCTCAATTACACCGAGAGAACTATCATTCCTTACTGGTAGGAAAGTAACTAAAGAAGAAATATTAAATGCCTTTGGCCAAACTTTAGGAATGTATTCCGAAGAATCTACCAGAGCAAATAGTGAAATGGCAGATTATACTTATGCTAAAAATACTACTAGTCCTCGACATCGTAGAATGGAACAGAAATTAAATGAGGTATTAGTACCGAGATTTGATGAACGATTATTCTGTGTATTTGAAAATTGTATTCCTTTAGACAAAGCATTTGAGCAATTAAATAGAGTAGCGAATATAAACAATGGGATCATCACGAGAAATGAAGCCAGAACGGATATTGGTAAAGAACCACTTGATGATTTAGATACAATCTATATTGAAAATAGTCTTGTCCCGATAGGAACTCCACCTATGGCACAAGGGGTGCAGCAATATTCAGCGGATATGGCCAACGAAATTTCAAAGAGGGTTAAGGAGAAACTTGCTAAAGTTAAATAGGGGGTTAATATGATTAAAATAGATTACGAAAAGGCATGGAAAGAATTAAAAGAGAATATGAGATTTTCTTCTTTACCTTTACACATGGATGAAATTGAAAAACATTATATATATAATGAAAAACAATTAGATGTAGAAGAATTTAAAGGGTGGAAATTGAGAGACCAATTAAGCAAAATAATAATAAGGATATTAATAGCTACTCAAAAAGATGGATTAAATGAAGAATTATCTTTTTCTATTAATGAATTAATGGATTTTCGAGATAAATTATAAGATAGTAAGGAGGTTAATATGTTAAAACCAATTAAGATTACTTCAGGTATGGTAAGTTGGGATGTTAAAATAGATGATAAAGAAATCACTGATAATATTTTTGGTATTGATATCAAATTGAGAGCAGGTAAAATACCAAAAATTATTTATCATCGTTACACTTCAAAGGTAGAATATGAAGGTGAAAAATGTGAAATTGATATTATAGATCATAAACCTTTAAAAGTAAATGACATAATAAGTGAAGATACTAATTACTGTAATTGTAAAAATGGAAAACATTATATAAAAAAATAGGTGTAAATATTGCTAAAGTTAAATGATAATACTATTAATCATATAGTGACTAATATAGTGGATTTGATATTAACAAATCGAGGGAAAATTTATCACAAAAACTCTGAGGGTGGTGGGCAGCGTGATAATATATTAAAAAGCAAACGAATGGAACGTTGGCTTGCTTTTATTGATAGAGTTACAAAAGACGAGATACCATTTAGAAATGATATGGTTAAATATTTTAAAGAGCAAGAAATTAAAGTATTAGAATCATTAGGTACTCAAAAAGCTATTAATAAAGATATAAATGATATAAGTAATATACCTAAAAAGAAAGATGAATTAAAAAAACTTGCAGCGTTATCTACACCAAAAATAATAAAAGCAGTAGCTTCAGAAGGTACATTTATATTAGAAGAATTAGGTATTAGTATAGGTTTTGATGTATTAAACCCAAAAGTGATAGAATATGTAGAAACAAGGGTAGGAGATTTAATAAAAGAAATAAGTGATACTACTAAAGAAGCATTAAGATTAACATTAAAAGAAGGCGAAGAAGCTGGAGAAAATATATCTAAATTAGCAGATAGAATAAGTCTTGTCTATGAAGATGCACAAGGTTATAGAGCAGAATTAATTGCAAGAACAGAAAATATAACTGCACATAACAATGGAGCTTTAAATGGATATCGTCAAAGTGGCATAGTTGAAAAAAAATCTTGGTTAACCGCTGGGGATGACAGGGTCCGACCTGAACATGTGGTTATGAATGGCGAAACCGTTGGAATAGAAGAAACTTTTTCCAATGGGTTAATGTACCCAAGTGAACCAAATTGTCGTTGCACTATCGTACCAATAATTTCTAAGGAGTAGTATGACCGAAATTCGCTGTAAAAATTGTAATCATTGTCTGTCTAAGGATGTAAAACTTGGGGCAGGTATGTTTTATATGAACCCTTCCAGACCATTAGAGGTTTTTCAGGAGGTTCGTAAATGTCCAAGTTGCGGAATGTTTAACGAGGTAACCATTGAATTAGACTTGACTATAAAGATAAAAATAGTGGAGGAGAAAATCCCGAATAATAGGGTTGATATAGTAATTATGAAAAATAGGGATTTATATTCTGCATAGTAAATTGAAAATAAAATATTAGTTTCGTGGGTGAATAATCTTCGCTTCGGGATAAACCACTTCTTGTGAGGGATGAGCCAATCGGTGAGGACTCGTAAGTTAGGTAATCTATTTTAACCCATCTACATGTTGAAAGAGCACTTAGATTTGCAGGTAGGCAAAAATCCTGCCGAGACTAATTACTTTGAAAATTAAATATATCTTCCCTTAATCGGCATCATAGTTTAATAGGGGAGAGAGTCTTATAAAGACCACAGTTAGAAGAAATTCTGGCTGTGGTTTTTTTATTTGTAAATAATTTAAAGGTAAGGTGATGTAAATGGAATTATTTACTGAACGATTAAAGTTAAAAGACATAATGCCTGAAAAGGCAAAAGATATAGCTAAAGAATATGGACTAAAAGAAAACGAAATAGATTTTGTCCGTAAAAGTAATCCTATAAATCCAGATGATATCAAAATTGAAGATAGTGAACGAGCGGCAATACGCTATATTAACACTCCCGATCTTGACCGTGATGGTGAAATTGTCATGCCTGACGGCGGGATTATTAAAGATTACCAAAAGAATCCGACAGTTTTATATTCTCATGATTATCGAGGATTACCGATTGGTAAGGATATTTGGATTAAATTAGTTAAAGGAAAAGGTTGGTTAGCTAAAACTATCTATGCTAATCATCAGTTAGCTAATGATGTTTACAACTTAGTCAAAGAGAAATTTTTAAATAGTAGTTCGATTGGTTTTATTGCCCTTGAAACTATAAATTCAGGTGACAAGGGATGGGATAAGGTAAAAGAAAAGTTAGTTAAGGACTGGTCTATATTAGAGGATACCGTTAACCAAGCCAAAAGGATAATTACTAAATGGATATTGCTTGAACATAGTGATGTACCTTTACCTTCCAATACTAATGCTTTGAACATTGCAGTAGGAAAAGGATTTGAAATTAAATCTAAAGAGTTAATAGAGGATTTAAAGATAGAGATAATTGATGATAAACCAGAAGAGAAGATAGAAGTTATCACTAAACCTGAAACTACTGAGAATTATCATCATGTGCCCGCTCCCGGTGAAGAAGGAAAACACAACGAACATAAAATAAGAACTATGGATATCAGTGCCGAAAAGGGCATTAAGGGACGTTATTGCGTAGATTGCAAGAAGATGATTAGTTATTTATTCGATGTAGGCAAATGGAGTATGGAAGAGGCCAAGAAATGGGTTGCAGATAATGCTAAAAGTTATGAAAAGTTAGAGATTGATTTTGAAAATGAAATTACCTTATCAGAAGAAGGGGAAAGAAAACTAAAGGAAGCCCTAAGAGATATAAAAGAAGGCAAAATAGAAGAAGTAAAATTTGAAGTTAAAGAAGAAGTTAAAGAAGAAGTACCAAATGAAAACAAAGACATGATTGAACTAGCCACCAAATATGGAATATTACTTGCTGAAAAAACTGTATTAGATAGCGAGATTAAAATACGTGACCAGGCAATTAAAGAATTAGAAGAAAAAGTAATAGAGATAGAACTAAAACAAGGTGCAGTATTAAATAAGAAAAATAAATCTGCTTTAAAAGAGGCACAAGATAAAATACAAAGCGTTTTAGATTCTGCTGAACCTGCAAGTGAAGGAATAGAAATTGAAGCAGAAAAGGAAGTAAAAGAAGTAAAAGAAGAAAAGCAAAATGGAATTGATATTAGTGCGAATGATATTAAAGACATTATAAACAGTGCAATAAAAGCACAGGTTAATAATGCAACTGATAAATTTATAGATGGAATGAATAATAGTATTAAGAAATTTACCGGGAAGGTAATGTAAGGATTATTTATTATTAGGTATTGATATTTTAGCCAGAGATATTGAGAAATATCAGGAGGGAGAAATACAATAACCAATAATAGATAAGTAAAAAAATAAATAACAAGGAAGTGAAATATAAATGAGTATACCAATGACCAAAGAAGAATTATTAACTTTAATAAACAAAAATAGTGCAGAAATGCTCGATAAAGTTAAGGATTCTTGGATGGATATATTTAACGAAAAATTAGAAAAACTCTCTAAAGTAGAAGATAACAAGATGAAGGGTGGATATACTGAACAATTAGTAGAAGATAAGATAAAGAAGGAAGGCAAGTGGGAATCCTTTGGGGAACAACTTCAGGCTGTGAAAAAGGCTTATGCTCCAGAATATAAAGAAGTAGATAGTAGATTAATAGACATTAAAGCCATATCTGGTTCTAATGAGGGGATAGGTGCAGAAGGCGGGTTTTTTGTAGCTCCAGAATTTTCAGCTGAAATACTACAAAATATGCACGAAAAGAGTGTTATAGCTAATGATTGCAGACATATACAAATAAGCGGAAATAGCATAGTTATAAATGCTATAAATGAAACCTCTCGTGCTACTGGATCTCGTTGGGGTGGAGTACGTGGTTACTGGGTTGCGGAAGGTGGAGACCTTACTAAATCTAAGGTAAGTTTAAGACGAATTGAATTGAAACTTAATAAGATGGGCGCTTTAAATTATTCTACCGAAGAATTATTAGAAGACCAGAGTGCTTTAACCTCTATTACTACTCAAGCAGTAGGAGAAGAATTTGCCTTTATGTTAGATGATGCAATATTAAATGGAACTGGCGCAGGTCAACCTTTGGGAGTCAGAAATTCTGCATCTCTAAAATCAACCGATAAAGATACTGGACAAACTGCGGCAACTTTTACTGCTGATAATGTTATGAATATGTATAACAATATGCCTGCTGCGAATAGAACAAAGGCTAAATGGTATTTAATTCAGGATGTAGAACCTTGGATATGGAAGTTAAACTTAAAGATTGGTACTGCTGGTGTTCCTTTGTTTATGCCTCCAACTGGATTGATTTCTGTGCCAAGCGGAACTCTATTTGGTAGACCTTTACAAGTAGTAGAACAATGCCAAACCTTAGGTAGTGAAGGTGATATTCTCTTGCTCGATTTAAGTCAATATTTAATTATCGAGAAAACTGGCGGAATTAAGTCTGCGAGTTCTATCCATGTGAGATTTGTTAATGATGAGCAGACTTTTAGGTTTACTTATCGGGTCGATGGACAGCCGATGTGGAATTCAACTTTGACTGCTTACAATTCAGGTGCAACTCGTTCTCCTTACGTAACTTTGGCAGTTAGAGCCTAACAAATAAAGAATAAAAGGAAGTGAAAAAATAATGTCTCAGAAATTTAGTGAAATTAATAAAGTAAATAATGTATATAGTCCTGCAGTAGGAAGTTCGGGCGTGGCTGCTGCTCCGGGTACTGCTCTTTATGAAACAGATATAGTTAATCTAAAACTCTACAAGAATTGTACCTTTATAGCAACTATCGGGGCGACTGTTGCAGCAACCTTGTGGAATTTTAAGGTTATGTCCTGTAATTCAGCGACTCATACTGGAATAACTATACCGATAGCATTTAATTACCAGTTGCAAGGTAGTACATCTGCTGCCAGTTATGGTGCTGGTTCTGATACTCCGGAAGGTTTGACTGCTGGAACTTCTGATGGAATAAATACTACCGTTGCCGGATATGTTGGTGGAACGATAATTTTTGAAGTTGATCCTGCTGTTGTACTTGCTGCTGGTTCTGGATATGAACATGTGAAACTTTACTGGACTGCTACTACGGCCGCAGATGCTCCAAGAGCTTTAAGTATAGTGGCAATTCTCAGCGAACCAAGATATCCGCAAGCGATATTGAATTCTGCAATAGACTAATTTAGAAGGAGGTTAAAATGTCTCAATATTTAGTTAAACTTTTTAATGACTGGCGTGGATTTAGATGCGGTGAAGTTATTAATGTAACCAAAGTAGTAGCAAATGCCTTAGTAGAACAGAACATAGGCGAACATGTAAATTCCAAGAAGCCAGAAGAAAAAGAGTTTAAAAAAGAAATCAAGAGCGCACCCAAAGACAAACAGGTCAAGGGTGCGCCTGTTACAAAATCAATATAATTCCTTTCGGTATTCCCGAAGGAATATCGCTTATATAGCGGAAGGAAGTGATTTTTATGGCATTACATAGTGAATGGGTGAGTGGTAGTTTAAGGTTTTATGATAGTGCTACTACGGATAGTATTTTAATAGTATCAAAAAGTGGATTAGGAGTGATAGCAAGACAATATTATGCAGGATCAACAAGTAATATTGGTTTATCGACAACTATGACGGGGCCGGTATTAACTATGACCGTTGAAAATGGCATTGTTATTTCCGCAACCTCATAAGAAGGTGATGATATGTTAGAGTCAAGATGGATAGCTGAACAATTAGAATTTTATGAAGGCACACATACTACCTTTATCATCCCTAAATATGGTAACCCATTTGAGTTTGGAGAAGCAGGTGGGGGTTATGATGTTAAAATGTGGGGAACTTCAACAGGTACTTATTTGTTATGGGATAAAGGTGGAAATAGACTAAATTTATATAATGCTGGATTAAATATTTATGGTTCATCCGGGATAGAATCATTTAGTTTCTCATCTTCGGATGCATCGGCAGATTTTAATGGTATAAACATTACCTATAATGATGCTTTTAGAACAGATACTACCGGAACGGCAACCACTGGAAAAGTAACCTTAACAACTACTTCTCCAAGATGGCAATTTCTTGCACCTTCTTCTGGTAGTGGTGATGTAATGGTAAAATTACCTGCTGCTTCTGAAAGTGGTGGAATAAGTTTTATTGTAGGAAATGTATGTTCAACTGGAACAGGTTGGGCAGGTGGAAGTAATTTAATATTAACTACCACTGGTATGGGGTTAAGCACTGGGACTGTATTAGATAATCTTGTTCAATATCAAACTGCTCAATGTTTTTGTGATGGTTTAACTTGGAGAATATTGGCAAGTGTTACTTAAAATCATGGTTTGCGGTTATCCTCTTAAAACCGCAATTATAAAATGGAGGTCTTTATGTCAAAAGATAATGTAGAAACAATAGAATTAAATGAAATATCGAGGGTATATATGTTTTCTAACAATCAAGAACTCAAAATAGAGGGTGCAGAAGTATGCTATATCAACGAGAATGGGACTCACCAACTACGAAACAATAAAGGGGAAATATATATTATACCTTATAGATGGCTGGGATTCAAGATACAACAGAAAGACAAAACGGAAACTATAGTAGAAAGAGAAAAGGAAGAAGTTAAAGAGTAAATGAGGTGATGTTATGGCCGTAACTGTAACTACTGAGCAAACTGTT